TATTTTGTTTTTCAGCACCTTGAGCCTGAATAAATCTTTCACCCGTAATTGCCTGCATAATCAATAACTGTGTTTGTAGGGCAACACTCATGTTCTTGATATTGATGTAGTTATTAAACCCACGAGCGAGATTATTAGTTAATTCAGTTAATTGAGCAAACGCCATAGCGACTCCACCGCCGCTTATACCTAATGCTTCTCCCAAATCAACAAGAGTCGCTATCAAATCAGCATTTGCTTGGGTCATCGCTATTTCCGCTTTTGTTTGTCCGATAACAACAGGTGTGAGGTTTTGACCCATCTCTTCTCTTACATTTTCTAATTCAGCCTGAAGAATCTTTAATTGGAAAGATGGGTCGCCCGTAAATAACTCCATTTCTTCGACTACGGAATCTAATCCTTGTGAGGCTTGTGTAGCAAGAGTAACGCTTCTATCGTATCCTTCCATCAATTTCAAGAATCTAACATAGTGGTCGTTACCAGCAACAGCCTGTGCTATCGCATTCTTTTCAGCGGAACTGAGGTCATCATATCTTACGGCTAATTTACCAAGAATTACGGATAGGGGGAGTAAGTCGCCATTTGCGTCACGAATAGTCCCCACATATCTCTCAAGTATTGCGTTGTTATCGCTGGTATCAGCACCAAGACGAGCATAAATCATACGCAAAGCACGACCGGCTTTACCTTGCTCTTCACCAGCCTCAATCAAAACAGCGGACATAGCAGCCATTTGTTCTATTGAATCACCGGCCAGCATAGCAGACGCAGCAAATTGATTCATAACGAAGGTCAATTGAGCCATTGTTGCTGCGCTTCGGTTTTCGATTGTGTTCAAACCACTTATTGTTTTGGTGAGGTTTTCTGTGACTACATCTGCTTGTTGCTGTGCGCTCATCAAGTCGTATTGAGCCTGAGTGTTTTCACCGAACATAAAGTTAGTCTGAGCGTGTAACTGAATCATTCGCTGTGCTGCGGTTTCCGAAGTCATACCACCGACGAATCCAAATTGTAGCGAGCCTTTTGTGGCTGCTAATATGGCTTCTTGGCTTTTCAATATACCGGACAACTGAGACATTCTTGCGCCAGCATTGAAAGACTGTTCGGCTGTAAATGCGAATTCTTCTCCGAGGTCTCTCAAATCTTGTTGCATTTCTTTAAGTCGGACTCCTTCGATACCGCCAGCGAATTTCTCGAATTCAATACGTGCAAGAGATACATTGGTTGCGAGGCTAACCGTATTGTCTAAGACTGCTTGGAACGCTTCTGCGAATAGTAAAACTGAATCTGATACGGCAGTCATCGTATCAATTAGTATAGATGTAGTGATGTTTCGGTATGCGAGCATACCCTGTTCTGTTTGTTTGATAAATTTCTGAGCCTGGAACGAACCTACAACGTCAAAGAAAATCCTTGCTGCACCGACTCGGGCCATAATCACTCCTCCTTAATAAACCCAGACTCCTTCAGATGTTTAAGCATCTCCCCTCCCTCCATCTCTTTACGGCGAGATTGGCGTTGTTTGAGCCTTGCACCCATACCTTTTCCTGCTCGAGTAGTATCGGTCTTTCCGAGTGCATCTTCTCGTTGGCTTTGTATTTCCATACACACTTCAAGGTCAAACTCGAGAGCATCAGCAGCATTAGGCCCACTGTATCTTTGAGCCAAGTCAGACGGTAAAACGCCCTTAAATGTCTGACAAATAATAGGTGCAACTTGACTCAATCTCCCAAAGGGACTGCACCATCCTCTTCATCTCCGCGCACGAAGGAAAGGACTGTTCGCAGCTCAATACTCGTTAGAGTGTTAATATCGAACCCTTCGGTCATACATGAAATTGGTAGCCACTGAGCAATTTGCTCTTCGACTCCAGCTCCGTATTCATCTAATTTGTCTGAAAATTCAATTTGTTGCTCTTCGCTCCATTCAAGGGGATTATTGCCGAAATGCCTACATTCTCTAAACACTTTGGCCTGAACCTTCTCAATCGCCAGACGTTCCATACCAGAAGCCTGTCTAAACCAGACCTCTTTTCCATCAAATTCAAAACGCTTCTTTACTACTACCACTTAACTTCACCTATACTTTACTTTACTATACTCAATATGCTGTTGCTTGTTGATTTGTTAGAACAGCCTTAGTTACTGCTTCTTCTCCGGTATCATACAAGCCTCTAAATGCTACGGTCATTGTCTGTGTGTCTCGACCGCTTACGTTTGTTTCCGGTGCTTCATAAACAACCTTGAAAATTCTAAGGTCTAATGAGTTTGTTCCGTCGCTGAAAACACACTTGATGGCTGGTGCTGAGTTGTTTCCATCAGTTACGTTATTTGTGTTATCGTAAATCAAACCATCGTATGTAGGTTCGGAATAAACCTGTTCTGAATTATACATTGGCTTAATGAATTCTATTGTTCCAGATACTTCTCTTCGCTGTGCTGGTGGGGATATTGTGTATCCGCTATCGCCAAGACCATGTGCGTTATCAGTGTCCCTGTTCAAGTTAAAGTCAATTGAAATAGACTTGACTGAAGGGGATGCTCCTTGAGCGTCAGCCGAAAAAGTAATGTCTGCATTGACGAAGTGCATTCCGTCAAGTGCACTGAAAGAAGGTGTTAGGCTCGCAGCGGAGATTGTTTGCACATCATCTTCTGCCTGCCCTACGAAGTCTGCACTAACCATAACATACTCGTTCATGGATGCGCTGATACCGAGTCTGTTTAGACACATACCACCAAAGGTATGAACGTGTGTATCTCTTTGGACTACTATTTGATAAGAAGGGAATGTTCCTGCTTCTGTAAAAGTGTGGGTATATGGGCCGCTACCTGCTTTTGTATCGGTAGGGTAAATACCCTTTAGAAGAGTCCCCAAGAAGTCATCTCCTTGAAGAGCCATATTCAAAGACCCATCTGCATACTCTTTACCTACTACGCTTTTACTTATTGCGCTGTAATTCATATCAGAGCGGTCAATCAGGTCATACCGACCTGCAAAACTTTCATCATCAACGTCACCGTATTTTGCAGCTCCGCTACCAATAACACCGTAGCCGCCGCCTTCAATTGCGAGTGAAACAAATCTATTATCAAATGCACCCATTTAATTCACCTATGCTGTCGCCTATCTCTCATGGTGTATTTAAGCCTGACGCTCATCTCTTTCTTAGATTTGTTCTCCTGCGATAAACAAACACGAGTTGATGCACACAAATGACTTCATCTGAGTCTCTCCTTGTATCAAGCGTAGCATTGAATGTGTCTATTGCGTCTGTAGTGCCGTTTAGTCCGGTTTGAGTATACAATTCATCGAATACCTCACCCGCTATTTCAGAACCTAATATGTATGATTCTTTGTAGTCTGCAGCCTGTGTAGTGATAAATACACTCAATGTGTATGATAGGTCTGCTATTGCACCACCGAGGCTTAGAGTTTCAGGTGAAGATACGTTTTGTATGACTATGTGGATTGATGGTGGCCTAATTCTGCTCACCATTTCGCTGGATAAGTCATAACCATATACAATAGAAGAGTCATCAACATAATTTTTCAAGTATAATCGCTTGGAGTTTTTCAGTTGTTCAACCATAGATAACCCTAATCTTAGCAAGGTGTCGGAAGTCCATGCGCTGGGGGACATTTCTTCCGGTGAAAATGCCCCGTCTGTGGTAGCATAGACGTTGCCCCACATGATGTCCCCATCGGTATTCCCCCATTGTATCTTTCTTGACGAGGATGCGCTTCCTGTGACGCTTATGAAATGGTCCGCTCCTTCTAAATCCGTGACTATTTCCCTAACGTATAACTTTGCGGTAGTGCCTGTTAGAGTTAGCCTTAGTATGACGGGGACTTCGCTTGTATCTGCAGGGTTTAATTCTATTGTGCTGGCAGTTGATGCCCCTACGAGGTCGAATTTATTGTTATTTACTTGGACTTCGACACTCGCAGACCCGTTGTCTAACTTCATTATCACATGACCGTTAGCAGGTGCTGTATTGTAGTAAAAACAGGCTAACAAAGAATAAGCGTTAGTCGTTGGTGTGATAGTTAGTATTTGGTCAGTAACTTTCCAATAATCACCACTTACTACACCACCAGAACCTGTTGCTGTAAATCCTTCGTTTAGGTTTTCAGACACAGTTGGGTCTGTGCCGTTAAATCTGCTGGTCCAATAATCTGTTGTTTGTGCTATCGTCATCCTCTATATTTCCTCCCTAATTGTCTTAATTTCTTAACGTCTTTGCCCCTCATATTATACTGCACTTGGTTTTCTCTCGTTAAACCATACTTCAAGGCGTCTGCTGTTGCTGCGTCTCCTCTAAGCCTTTTTTGACCCTTCTTATTAAGGTATGAATCCGACCTCTTTTTAACATCACTTGGCTTTTTCAAATCGCCATGATGCAATATACCACCCTGCCTTTGCTCTATCCCCACCAATTCATCGAGCATTCTTTGGTGTTGTGTTTCAAACCGCTCTTCAAATTTTTCGTGGTATGCGGTTTTCCAACCTAACGCAGGGAAACCTGGATGAGTAAATTCGTTTCTTATAGGGTATTTGTTTTTACTTGTATTACGATAAAATGCTGTTGAAGACCAAACGTATCTCGCAGAATCATATTGCCCTCCTGGAGTAGCAGTAAATGGTGATGCTCCTTCATCATATAGTGCTCCAAATTCCGCCTTTCGTTTGGTATCCCTGCTACCAAAAGCAGGCAAATTACCTACTCTAAATGTAACTACACTATCTATATCGTTACCTGCTATATCGTAACTGACTTCTAAATTATCAGCAATTAACTTAAGTGGGTGACCTCTATTGTATGATGTTCCTCGATATAGATTTCCTGCAATAGCACCAAACGACTTCTTGAGGGCTACAACATCTGCTTTCACTCTTAACATAACTTGCTCTAAAGCAGCAAAATATACTGAATCTCCCAATTCTTTCAAGAGTGCTTCAATGGTTTCAGTAACAATTTCCTGCATTTTTACGTTTCTTTGAAGGAATACTCCACCTTCACCTCTGCCTGGATTATTTATTGATGGATATCTGGGGAGTGATGCTGGAGCATTTTTCATGGCGTTTATTTTACCGCCGGTCCTCGCTACTACTCGTGGTCGGTTTATTCCCATCAATCAACACTTCCCAATCTGGCTACTCTATGGAGTGACGTTTCAGCTCTTTGAAATAGTGCAGCCATTCTTGGGGAATCAGCATCTTGAAAGGCAGTTTCATCTTGTAAATAGTATGATGCGGCCATATCAGCACAAATCTCTCTAAGAACGTGAGCAAATTCTCCTTCTTGGACTGCAACGCCCGATGCGTGGTCGAATGAAATACCTGTAACTCCGGTCAAGTCATTAGATGATTTTCCGGTCCATGCAAATGAATCTCCATCCACATTCCCATTACCTGCGGTGCTGAATGAAGATGCTGAAGTTAATGTAATGGTAGTAGCCCCGCTCGATATAGCACCATTTAGTGTGGTTGCTACTGTATCTGAAGTAGGGGAAGTCCTGCCGTAATCACGGAAGCACATATCTATTTCTATTGATGCCCTTCGTATAACGCTCTTTAGGCGCGTGTCGGCTCTCGCCCGTTGTCCGGCATCAAGCCCCAATCTTCCTGCTACATCACTCGTTGAGCATAGACCCATACGACCTACTCTTATACCGTGTTATTTGAACAGTTACCTGAGTCACTCATCACCCATGCTTGCTTCAAGTCTGGCTATTAAGTCGGCCTTCTTGCCTGATACAGCAAGACCTTTCTCCTTTAGCATAGCCTTCAATTCAGCAACATTACGGGATTCCAATGTATCCTCAATTGTCTTTAGTTCTGCCTTTGCTTCTGCAGCCTTCTCTTTGACTTCACCCATAGAATCAATAACTTCGTCAAGAGTTATTTTTCCATCGGCATTCAATTCCTGATACTTTTTGTAAGCCCACGCTGCGACACCCAATAGGGCAGCAACTGCTACCAAAAGCACTTCTATGTCGTCTAACAAAGATGAAGATTCCTTCACACAGTCTAAACAGTCGTCAATTATTGTTGTATTATTTTCTTGCATTTCACTCATTCCTTAAATGATACTTCGACAACAGCCGAATGCGGGATAAACGATGTTGCTTGGGTGGAGTTATTATACACCTTCCAACCATGTTCAGTCTCTTCAAGACGCACATTTGTATAGCATCTTTCAGGCGGTCTAAATACGATTTTTCCTTTTCTCATGGCTCATCTATCCTGTTACTGTGCTGTGCCGAATCTAAAATTATGCTGTGTAGTATTTAATGCTTATCGCCATCTTGGGCCTCTATACCACCCAACAAGGCTTGTTCTCGCACCTTCAGTTATTGCCTCAACACAATGCTCGTGATACGATAAGAACGCTATGATAGTCCCCTTCTTTTTCAGTGCTTCTCCATTAGGGTTTTCTATGTGCTTAAAGTAAAAGTCCCCACCTTCATATTCTTCTGGGTCAGTTAATTGCAGCACTAACGATACCTTTCTATGAGTGCCTGTTTGGTTAGGCCAATCTATATCGTGATGCCAGCCGTAGTGATACCCTATATCTTTGTATTCAGTGAATTGGAGTTCGGGGATATACGATAAATCAACATTGAAATACTCGTTTGCTCTATGTGCGTATTCTTCAAAGATTTGATTTACCCAATCAAACTCTTGAGTCTTAGGTAACCATCTAATCTGAGTCTTTCTGTTTGGGTCTTCGTGTATAGGGTCTTCACCACTTCTAAAGGTGGTTGCGTTCTTGCTGGGTAACTCCAAACAAGCCTTTACTATTTCGTCGCAAGCCTCTTCTGTTATAGCCGATTCCCACATTATCCAATCGGGGTGCTGTTGCATAACCTAAAACCGCTCCTGCAGACCACTTAAAGATTACCAACACCAACCATTTATTTTTGTAAGGTGTGGGGAATATTTTTCTATCATATCATTTTTGTATTCGTCTAAAGACCAAACATCATTTGAAATCCATGTATCAAAGAAACCAATATCCCAATGACTATCAGCAGGTATCTCCCATGTGTTTATGTCTGCGTGTATTAGATTAAAACGCTCGTCTTTAGCGCAGTTATCCCATACTAAATCTATCACATCTTGATACTTTTCAATAATAGTAACTGATGTGATGTTTGAGTTATCTATGAGCACTTTATTAACTAAACCAACACCTAACCCACCAATTAACACATCTCCTGTCGCATTATCCCACAACCACTGATGGTCGTTATATTCTGCTTCTGAGTCTTGCATTAACGGCATACTGTAACCTTTTTTTAATAACACAGTATAATTATCATAAGCCTCATTATTTTTACTTAGATACAAAGGCCATCTATTATCAGTTGTATCTTTAGTATAGTGAGCGATTTCAAAATCACCGGACACACCAGCGGGGATATTAACATTTACTTTCATATTATCAACCTGTGAATGAGATTCTTAAGTATAAATCAGCAGTAGTGCTACCATCAGAATTAGTAGCCGTTCCTGTTAATTTGAAAATAACATAATCTCCGTTTGTAGGCCAATTCAAAGCACCACCCCTGCCCGAACCAGGAGTTACTGTAAAACCGACACCTGTTCCAAAAAGACCACCCGTTGCATCTTGAGATGTTGCACCAACACCGGAAATTGAAGCGGTTGGGTCGCCACTACCCGAACCAAAAGTATGTTGATACACCGAACCGGACCACGCAAAAGATGTAGCCCCTGTCGCTCGTAAGTAAGCAAAGGCATATATGAGCAATCTGCCCGCATCATCCCAATCTCCCAAATCACCTGCGCTCGCTTCAATTTCATATTGTGTTCCAAATGATTCGCTCGTTGAACCGGACCAATCGGAATAATCCACATCAAAAGTGCTTTCAACGCCCGCCATTTCAGTCGTCTTAAACGCATTATTTTGCCCGCTACTTGCGTTTTCGGCAATACTTACTGCGGT